ATAAATTTAATGACATAAAATGATTATCATACCAGCACAATTAGAATCAGTAGGTACGCGAAAGGACAAGACGCTTAAACTAACGTTTGGAACGAATGAGTTAAGTCCTGCGCAAGCGTCAGAACTATTTACAATCGCTAATCAGTTCGGTTATCTTGCGTTCAAAGACGAAGACTTCAAACGCGAAGAACTGGACGCAGTTGAAAGTCTTAAGAGTGAGTTAGAAGATACGTTAAAGAAACCCTCACAACGATTGAGAGGTGTTCTATTCAGACTATTCGAACAAGACAACGACGGGTTCAAGACATTCTCAAAATACTACGACAGCAGAATGGAACAACTTATTAACCATTACAAAGGAAAATTAGGGTAGTTCTTATATTTATAAAATGATGCACCACTACATCTACAAGATAAAACAAAAGGATTCCGATAATATCTACATCGGTATTCACAGCACGTCAAATTTAAATGACGGTTATATGGGATCGGGAGTGAACCTTCGCAGGTTAATGTCTGAATTAGGCAAAGACGCATTTGAAAAGGAAATCATTTCGCACCATAAAACGAGAGAGGAAGCGTTAGAAAAAGAACGTGAGATTGTAAACAAAGACTTTGTTATGCAACCAAACGTTTTGAATATAGCGTTAGGCGGTGGGGGTGTAAACATTTGCAAGGGTAAAAGAAAGCAACTGGTAGTAATCAATAAGAAAGAATTACGCAAGTATTCTAAACCATTTGATACCGACTATTTCTACACGCTTAAACTTCAAAACTACACGTTTTTAGCACGAAAGAAATATCTTATCTTTGATACAGCAATAGCAAACGAAATTCCTAATATGTTAAAACTAATTAGCGAATGGTACAACGACGATAAGTTAAACAAAGAGGCAAACGCTTATATCAAAAAGTTAATGCGCTACGACTTCTTTCAAAACAATCTGTTTATCGAGAAAAGGAAACGTCAGTTAACAATAGCATTATGAGTGAAGAAAAGAAAGAAAAGTCGCAAAACGCTACACTAAAAAAGAACGCTATGCTAAAAGCATTGGAAAGCACTTTGGGAGTGGTAACGTCAGCGTGTGAAGTTGTTGGAATAGATAGACGCACACACTATCGTTGGTTGCAAGAAGACGAAGCCTATCGTGTACAGGTTGAATCGTTGACTGACCTTGCTGTTGACTTCGCAGAAAGTCAGTTGTTCGAATTGATTAAGGGAGCGCACCGCGAGGTGTCAACACCAGACGGTGAAGTAATCCGTATTCAAGACGCACCCAACACAAGCGCAACAATTTTCTATTTGAAGACGCGAGGAAAGAAACGAGGGTATGTTGAGCGAACTGAATTAGCAGGTGTGAACGATGCTCCGATACAAATAATAATCAACGACAAACTATGAGCGAAAACAAATTAAATTTCTTGCGGTCGCAGATTGCAATGTTTCACCCCGAATGGACGAAGGAACAAGTACACATGGAAGCCATACGCGTACACGAAGAAGCGAACACGATAGACGATGACGATGAAGGTTGTCTTTATTGCGGATCTTAAAACAAAAATAATATGAGCATAAAAGTAAGCATACCAGCTGACTATTCTTCGATTAGCGTAAAGCAATACGTTGACTACCACAGCGCGAAGAACGACATCGACAAGTTGGTGTCAATTAGTAACCTACTGAAAGAACAAGCGGAACAGATTCCCTTCCAACACTTGCCGACACTTGTCGCAGCGTTTGAAGACACACTTGCAAATGAAAGCGCGAAGTTCTTCGAGACAATCACAATCAAGGACAAAGACTTTGGTTTTATTCCCGACCTTTACTCAATCTCAATGGGCGAGTACGCGGACATAAGCACCTGGGCATCCGACGTTAGCGCGAACATGGTCAAGATAATGGGAACGCTTTACAGACCAATAGACAAGCGCGTGGGTTCAAAGTACACAATCGTACCTCACAGCAAAGCAAACAGAGAGTTAGTTGAAGGCTACGTTGAGCAGATGACACTTGAACAATTCAACGGCGCGATGCTTTTTTTTTCGACTTTGCTAGCCGAACTAAGCAACACTTCGCTAGATTATTTGGAGAACGAAGTGAAGAAACTGACGGAGGAATTGACGGAGCAATTGAAGACCGAGACAACCTCAACCAAGTCTTAGGTCGCTACGGTTGGTATCATCTTTTTATGGAAGCGTGTGGGCGTGACATAACTAAATTGGACGCAATTACGGAAAAATCAGCGTGGGAGATATTTACTTATATGACTTACCTAATAGATTACAATTATGTCGAACGTACAAAGCTACAACGCGCTCATAGATAGATTCCACGCATTTGCGTCTGGACACTTTATACTTAAAAGATTCTCACACGGACAGATTGAAGTCTCCGACTTAGAAAAGTTTGGTGAATACCCATTCATGCACGTCGTGCCGTCTAACGTTACTTACGCGAAAGGCATGAAAACGTTCTCTTTTCAGATTGTCCTTGCCGACCTTCCAAGAGATAAAGAAGATAAACCAGAATACCAACGAGAAGTATTAAGCGACCTTCAACGGATCGCTGAAGACTTGGTTGCGGAAATTACGAACCACCGAATGTTGTTTGGTGACTTAATCACGGTACAAAACGTTTCGTTAGAACCATTCCTCGAAGAGTTTCAACACACGTTGACCGGTTGGACGATTAGTCTTGACTTACTCGTTCCATATTATTGGGATGCGTGTTCAATTCCTGCTGAATGGAACGACTTCTTCGAAAGTGGAAGCGGTGGTACAGGTTCGATACTAACGTTCATTGATTCAATCAATCGCGACGAGAACGGCAACGTGTCTTTAGTGAACGACGAAGAAACGCCAGCACCGAACTATTACTACGGAACGAACGGAGCAGGGGTGCGCGGTTGGTATTTGACAACTGACAACATCGGGTTGACGTGTGAAACAATAGGAGATTGTCAAACAATAATCGACATCGAAGCAGCCATTGACGCACTCGAAGAAGAAATAATTTTGAAGGCTGACATCAGCAGCATCAGCGCGGTGGGTTTCTCGAATGATTACAACGACTTAGACAACTTACCGACGTTACCAACAGGAACGGTAACAAGTATTGACTTAACAGCAGGCACTGGCATCAGCGTAAGCGGTGGACCTATTACAAGTAGTGGCAGCATAACAGTAACTAACTCTGCTCCCGATCAGGTAGTGGCTTTAAGTGCAGGCACTGGCATAAGTACCTCAGGCACTTACCCTAACTTTACTATCACTAACTCAGCACCTTCATCAGGTGGCACAGTTACATCAGTAGCAGCTTTAACACTTGGCACAACAGGAACAGACTTAAGCAGCACCGTTGCAACAGGCACAACTACTCCTGTAATAACTCTCAATGTACCTACTGCAAGCGCAGCTAATAGAGGTGCTTTGAGTTCAGCGGATTGGAATACATTTAACGGAAAGTTCACGTTACCTTCTTTGACAAGCGGAAGCGTTCTATTCAGCAATGGAACAACCATAGCTCAGGATAACGCTAACTTATTTTGGGATGATACGAACAATAGGTTGGGGATTGGAACGGCTACTCCTTCAACAAGTTTAGATGTAAATGGAATTATAAGAACTCCTCAATTATCATTTGGTGGATTTGATTCGGGAAAAAATTTATTATTAACGTATAGTTCAGGTCCTAATTTTAGAATTTTTACAACTGCTGGTCAATACGCAATTTTTGGATGTGGTGGGCTATCTGTTGGTTTAACTTCTGCTGCGATTTCTCCACCTACAAGCGGTGCTACAATTCAAGGCAACGTGCTTATCGGCACAACAACAGACGCAGGGTACAAGCTCGATGTGAATGGAACAGCGAGGGTGAGTGGGACAACTACAATAACACCTGCAACGCTGACAGGAAGCTCGGCAACAAGTTCTTTGGATATTGCTCAAACGTGGAACACAACAGGAACACCAATAGCATTAAAGGTAAATATAACCGATACGGCAAGTGCTGCGCTTTCTGATTTAATCAGTTTGCAAGTGGGTGGTTCAGCACGATTTAGAGTGTTGAAATCTGGATATTTTGTACATAATACAGGAGGTGAAATTCAAGGTAGTTTAGTAGTAGGTAGTGCATCAATAAACGCATCTGCTGTTCTTCAATCGGATAGCGTTACAAAAGGCTTCCTTCCTCCGCGCATGACCACAACTCAAAAGAACGCTATTGCTTCGCCAGCGGCAGGTCTTGTTGTTTACGACACAACATTAAACAAGCTATGCGTGAGAACGGCTTCAGCGTGGGAAACAATAACATCAGTTTAATAATTTATACAATGGCTAAAATACAACCAATCGTCTTTCCTCTTAATGCAGGAACAGCGACCGAAATGACAGTTCTAATCTTGAACTTTGAAACAAGCGCAACAACTTGCACTACCTATTATGAATTGAAATCTGAGGCTACTGAGGAAGTGGCTGCAAAGGTTTTATCAAATGGTAACTACACGCTAACTGAAGAAGAGTTCGCAGCGTGGGGTGAAGACAATTCGTGGGTAGAAACTTGCGTAGCAAACGCTATCGGAGTAACAATAATAACATTCTAAGATGAACTTAACAGAGGAACACTTAAAGCAGTTAGACGCTTTCATACAAGAGATGCCTGTGAAATTTGGCTTACCATTGATTCAATTTTTCAACAAGATAAAAGAGGAAAGCGAAGAAACAAATGGCTAACGAACAGAGCGCACCCAACTTCTTCGCTGTCGTGAACGACATGGCTAAACGCTTTGTCGAATTGATGCAGTCCGATTATCGCGTGAAGCGAAAAGTGGGACGCAACTTCACGAACGCGGTGGCAAGTGGAACGCTAGAAAAGTCGCTCGCCTATCGGTTGCAAATCAAAGGACAATCGATAAACATTTCGGTCTTTGCGAAGGGGAAAGCGTCAAACTATTTTTTAGCGCGTGAGAACGGAAGAAGACCAGGAGCGAAACCGCCACCCGTCAGCGCGATTCTTGACTGGATGCGAATCAAACCAATAAAACTACGCGACAAGGAAAGTGGTAAATTTCAGAAACCAACGGAAGCACTCAAAAGACAAGTAGCTTTCTTAATTGCTCGCAAGATAGGACGCGACGGAATCAAGGGGTGGCACGCTTTCGATTATGCAATGGAGAACATTTGGGACGAATACGAAGCGAAAGTTGTAGCTGCATTTGGAAAAGATTTCGGAGCAAGTTTAGACGGATTAAACGACATATAAAAAAATAGAATAATGGCAATTACAATAGACGATCAACCATACGAATACACTCCAGTCGGACAACGATTGATGCTTGTCGCTTCATCTGACAACGTAGCCAACGCAGGCTTTCGTTTCGTGTTTGACTTCGGTTCATTCCAAGTCAACGTGCAACCCAACGCGCAAAACAAAGGAATGTTAGACCTCGCTCCGATATTCCGCGAATCGTTATTTCACGACGCTTCACTTTTGACAACGTCAGGGGACGCGGAGAACACCAGCGTCGCGTTCATTTCTTGCACGATAAAAGAAGGTTGGCTCGTTGACGGGGTGTTCACGGCAACAAATACGGGTTCTGCATCAATTGACGACGTGTACGCGTTCCTCGCTGAATACCAAGTGAGCGACGGATACAAACCAAACCCAAACACACGCTACGCGCTCGACGGCATTGACAAATACTTGTTAAGCGAAAGAAATGTCGACACTCACAAATGGAGCGAAGCGGCGGCGCGTGGGTTGTCGAGCGACTATGTCTACATACCAACGCGAGTAACTGACTGGGGTGTAATGTACACACCTTCAGCAACGGCATTGCTTGCCGACAACGACTTTGACATAGTGGTTTTTTCTTCGTACGACGACAGCGACGTTTTGATTGACACGCAGTTTTTAACTTTGGAAATTAACCCGTCAATCGTTAATGTAATTGGAGCATTTTTCGCTAACCTTGACGCGAATGCTACTGTTTATTTAGCAGGTGCAAAATACTACACTATACAAATTGGAAAAGAAACAGCGTTCCCCGTTTACACGCCTTCTTCACGCGTGTATTGTTTTTATCTTGTCGACGATGATTGTCGCTTTGACAATGTTCGTTTGGGTTGGACAAACACTTGCGGCGGTGTGGATTACTTCAACTTCACGAAGAAGTCGGAATTGTCGTTCAATTACGATCGTAAGCAATACCAAAAAGTAGTTGGTTCGTACAACGAATCGACGTTCGGTTTTAACACCTTCGACAGAGGCGCGACCGACCGGTACGTTACAACGACGAAAGGACTACAAATAAATAGCGACTGGATAAGCGTTGGTGAATTCAACTTACTTCAAACGCTTTGTCGTTCCAACGACGTGTACATAATAAACGACGACGGAACAATGACACCCGTTCTTGTAGACACACAGAATTTTGTTATCAAGGACGAAAGATATTCGAAACTATACAACGTTACTTTGAATTTGAAATACTCACAACCTGTTGGCTTATGATGAATCAAGTAATTTTAACACTTACCGACAACGACGGAAACAGCGCGATTCTCGACTTGTATGAGAACGAGAAGATGCACCTCAATTACAAGTTTACCGACATCACCGACTTCGCTTCTGTGGGTAACTACTCGCAGGAGTTTCGTGTTCCTGCGTCAGCAACAAATGTAGATTTTTTCGGAGCTATCTTCAACGTAAATTTCGACGGTTGGTTTGATTTTAGAAAGAAGGTCGAAGCGGTGTTGACGGTTAACACAATACCCATTGCAAGCGGACACATTCAAGTTAAAAAGTTGTACTGGCAGAGCGGTAAATTATTCGAATTTGAGATTGTGTTCTTTGGTGAAGTACCAAACCTCGCACGTCTGCTCAACGAAAAGAAACTTAAAGATATTGAAACGATTGTCGCGGGCGACTTGGACTACGACTTGCTTCACGAATACGTTGAAACACCACCCAACGAACACACGATTCTAACGCTATGCGACAAGTGGAATCTTACTGCAAGTAACGTCGAAGGTCAACCCGTTTATTCAACCGTTATTGCAGGGCAACCGACTTATAAACCATTGTACGTTGGACACTTAACACCTGCCGTGAAGGCGCAATACTTGTTCGACGAAATAATGAACGACGCAGGCTTGCAGTATTCGAGTGATTACTTAGGCGACATACTTGAAAACGTTTATGTTCCTTTTGTGAATGGACAATACTTGAATAGTTCGTTGGGTTTGAATGATTATGTTTCAAGCGTTGGACTTGCTGCAAATTTGAACAATATAGCATTTGCAAATAACAATAAATTTTATAATATCTATCCAAGTTTTACTGAATATCAAGACGCAGGAAACGATTGGGCAAGTGGTATTTATACCGCACCATTTTCAGGAACATTTACTTTCAAATGTTGGATGAGTGGACAAGCAACTTCGACAGGCGGAACAAATATAAGTGTTGTTTTATTTGGCTTTGTTACAAAAATTAACGATGTATTTTATGACCAACAAGATACTATTATTTACGCATTAGGGAATAGCGCAACAAACGATTTAAGTACAACGGGAAACATAACACTTCAATTAACAGCAGGTGACGAAGTGAAATTTATCTTTGCCGCCGAGCCATTTACAACAGGAAATGGAACAATGGAAATTGATTTTACAGGAAATGCAAACGTTGACTATTTAGGAACTGGAGTTGAATTAGTAAGCGTTGGAACTTCGCTTGTTGGCGACACGGTGTTAATGGAGTTCAATGCTCCAGACATGAAGCAAATTGATTTCATGACATCAATTCAAAAGATGTTTAACCTTGTTTTCGTCGCTGATAAGACGCTTCCCAACACGCTTCGCATAGAACCAATGGTCGAATATATCGCAAGCGGAAACACGCTCGATTGGTCGCAGAAGTTAGACTTGTCGAAAGACATTATGTATTCTCCAACGACTGACCTACAAAAGGCGAAGTTCACTTTCACATACACCGAAGACGGCGACTATTTCAATTCAGTCTACAAAGACAACGGACGCATCTACGGAAGATACGAAGTGACGGAATCAGACTTTGAAGTAATTAACGAGTTCGCAACAGGTGAAGAAAAGGTTGAGTTAGCCTTTGCATCGACACCTTCCGCGCCTGTCGAAAACACCGACGTCGTTGTGCCTAAATTCTTAAATTCAGAAGGTCAATTCGTACAACCGAAGCCGCGCATACTTTACTACTTTGCTGACTTCTTTGTTAATATGTACGACGAAGTTTCGGACACGGTAATTCAAACGGCTGTAAAGTGTTTGAACAACTACTCGACCATGAACGCAACGGTTACAGATAACGACCTCAACTTCGCTCCCGAAATACCTATTCACACAATCATTGCGAACCCATACAACAACCTTTACAATCGTTGGTGGAGAAACTACTACCGAGAGTTATTCGACGGACAAGCGCGCATCTTAGAAGGAATGTTCGCGCTAACGCTCAACGACATATTTACGTTTCAATTCAGCGACAAAATATGGATAATAGATTCTTATTGGCGCGTAATGGATATTCAAGGCTACGTCGTTGGTGAACAAGACCTAACGAAAGTAAAACTTATTCGTGTTCTCGACATCGACAACGGATGCGACATCGTGCCTGTATCTGCCAACCTCGACCAATCGTTAAACTGGGAAACACCGAACGGTGATCCTGCAACAGTAACGCAAGACTGTTGTGTTCGTTTTGGTTACAATTGGAACAGCGCAAAGAACGATTGTTTCTCACAACCAAACAACGGCACACGTTCATTCATCACGCAACAAGTTCCTTCGTTAGCGCCTACGCGATTCGGCGCACCTGTGAGCTTCAACGGAAGCATAACACAACCAGTTAGAACAATTACAACCGACTACGTTGTAACGAATTTCGACCGAATGATTTTCGCAGATACGACAGCAGGTGGCATAACGATTTATCTTCCTTCCGCAACGACAACGGCAGGTCGTGAATTGATTATTCAACGCGTTGTTTCAGGTGCGAACCCACTAACGGTGCAAGCATACACAGGCGAAACGGTTGAAGGTAGCGGAAGCGTTACTTTGAGCGCGGCAGGTGACACAATAACAATTATAAGTAATGGAAGCGACTTCAAAGGAACAAGTACAAAATAAGGCAGGCGCAATGGTCGCTTGTTTAGAGTTCATAAAATTGAACATAAAAAGCGAAAGCAACTACGGACGTATTGCCAACGGTAAGCGCAAGCTACAAATGTGGAAGCATTACGCGTGGAAAGTAACGCGCATTTCCGTAAACGTCGCCTTTTGGATATTTATTATTTATAAACTACTATCTTAAATGGCGAATACAATAGATTTTAACGTAAGCACAAACGCGGTAACTGTTCTTAATCAGACGACAGACGCAGCTGAAAACACCGCGAAAGGTTTTACGTCTGCGAAGGCGGAACTTCGCGCGCTGAATAATCAGTTGCTCACAATGGATCAAACCAGCGAAGCGTTCAAAGTAGCATCCAAAAGAGCAGCCGAATTAAAGGACAACATTTCCGACTTGGGTGCTGAGATTAACGCGAACGCGGGTAACGCATTTGAAGGTCTTTCTAATAACGTTGGATTGTTTGGTTCACGATTGATGTCGCTTGACTTGAAGGGAGCAGGACAAGCG